TAAGGATCAATCTCAAGATTTCAAAGATGTGGGTTTTTCTGATACGCAAATCGTCTTAATAGATCCAAACTCAAGCGTTGAAACCGCAGCACTTTTGCTGAACAGAGACCTTGTTAGAAGTGGAGCTATACAGTCTGGTGATGGAATTAAAATATCTTATATCGATCAGAATGATGCAGATTATTTTGACGCTAACTTCTTTGAAGCATTTGAGAAGCTGGAAGCTTTTCAGGCTCAAATTATAGTTCCTTTGCCAAAAGAGACAAAGAGTGCTATCTTTCAGGCCGCAGTTAGGCACTGTGAGCTTATGTCTAGCATGCCTAAGAGAAGAGAGAGAATGGCTCTGATTGGTGCAATGCAAGGGGTAACTCCAGATGCTCTCGTAGGAAGAGAGCTGATCGCAGTAGAAGATGTCGGAGTTATGGAAGGCATACAAGGTGATGATGCGGAAGAGGTTTTGAATAGCAATATAGAAGACCTTCAAAACTTCAAACTTAGCGATAATTACACGTCGAATCGATGTGTTTACTTCTATCCAGATCAGATTGTACGATCTATAAACGGAACTAATTCTTTCTTGGATGGTTTTTATATCGCAGCAGCAGCTGGCGGATTGTTAAGCTCTACTCAGAATATTGCAGTTCCTTTGACAAACAAGTCTCTTATAGGGTTTACAATACTTAGAGACAAGCTTTTCAGGGATATAACTCTCAATGAGTTGGGATCTGTTGGAGCCACTGTTCTTCAGCCAATAACTGGTGGGGGAAGGGTTCTTGCGGGAAGAACTACAAGTAATAGTGGTTATATAGAAGACGAAGAGATTTCTATAATATTTATTAGAGATAGGGTAAAAACAGCGCTTAGAGATGCTATGAAGCCATATGTTGGTGGAGTGCAAGACTCAAATACTAGCACGGCAATCCTTGTTAGAGCTAAAAGTGTTATGAGTGCTTTACTTACGCAAACTGTTATAGAATCATACTCTAATGTTAGAGTAGAGAGAGATAAAGTAGATCCAAGACAGATAAATGTTTTCTTGAGATTTGTACCAGTATTCCCGATCAACTATGTCTTTATCGACATCGAAGTAGGATTATAATTTAGGAGATAATAATGGCGTATCCAGCAACAAAAAGCACACTTGATTCGAAAACAAGAACGGGCCTATCAACACAAGTCGTTATAATGGTTAACGGCGAGCCTGTTGGGGCAGTTCAATCTTTTCAAGTAACTCAAAGTAGAGGTAATAAAAGAATATCAGAGGTAGGCACGGATGGGTTTGTCGAGATCGTTCCGTCTGCACAGACAACTATAACTATTTCTATCACCAGAATAGTTTATGACGGTCTTTCTGTAACTCAAGCGTTCGGAAGATCCTTCGTACATCTTCAATCACAAAGGATTCCTTTTGATATTGTAGTAATAGATAAGTTTTTTGGAGACTCAGAAGAAGAAAAGATGGTCACGGTTTATAAAAACTGTTGGTTTAATAATATAGGAAAGACTTATAGTTCTTCTGATTATATTATTCAAGAGAATGCAAGTGTTGACGTAGAAACAGTCTATACTACTAGAAATGGTGAGCCTGTAGGCAATACTTCTGGCTCTGGGCAGAGAGAAATCCCTGGTGCCGATATCGATCAGTCTGGAGCAGAGTTTGCTGCGGATTCGGGAGAAAGAAGAGGTGCGATGGACTTCCCAGGAATTATAAACGCCGCGTACTAATAAAAATAAATTATAAAAACTTTATAAAGAGAAAGAGTGCAAGCTTTTTCTCTTTGTTTGGTATTATATAGTACAAGATGGAGGAACTATGGAAAAAGGTTCAGTTGGAAAAGATTTATTGGAAAAATTAATCTTCATGGGTAAAAATGAAAGGGTTGTTGAGATTGGAGAGGTTAAGTTCACTATGAGCTCTCTAACTGAAAAACAAAACAGAACTCTTTTGGAAAAAATATTTGGATTGTCTGAGGCGGAAAGACTCGCTCAGTCAAAAGGTATTGCGGTCGCAAGCTCAATATTGAAAATAAATGAGTTCGATCTCGAGACCGTTATTGGAGGAGTTGAGGAAGGGGAAACGACCTTTGATAAAAAGATTGCATTGATATCAAAAATGCAATTCTCCATAGTAAACAAGTTATATGAGGCCTTTGAGTCTATAAATTCTAATGTAGATACTGGCGAGGCAACAGAGAACCTAAAAAACTCGTAGAGGAGCCCTATAGCAGGCTCCGTTGGAAAATTTGCAAATCTCTAGGTATCCATGTTAGCGATGATCTATTCTTAGAGATGTCTGCCGTTCAAATGCTATGGTATTCTAACAACATAAGGACGGATGAAAAAGAACTTATAGAGACCGTAAGAGATATTGCGGAATATATGATGTCATTTGTAAATCCTGAAGCGGTTAGAAGAATCAAAGACTCCCGAGAAGGTGAGAACTCCAAGATCAGTTCTGTAGACCCTCATGAACTCGCAAAAGACATGTTAGACAAAAATTCAGAATTTATGAAAGACTTTAAAGACGCAAAAAAAGGTGTTGGTTTTGAACAAACTAATAATAATAAGGAGTTAAAAGAAGATGTAAACTTCGAAAGTTCTCTTTTTGACGTTACTAAGGAGTATTAATGAAGTTAGAGGAATTATTAGAGAGTCTATTTAAAACGAACTCTGAGTTTGACAAAGGGACAGACGCGGTACAGGCGTACTCAAAAACTTTATCCGCTATGACGAGTAAGGTTGAGGGTATGTCTAGGGTGTTAATATCTCTTGGGCAAGAAACTAAGGTTTTTGACGACATATATCAATCAGCAATGAATGCAAATAATACGATTGCTGGAATGTCAAAAGCTCTAAAAGGACTTGAGGCAATTGCTTCAAATCCTATAATAGGTTCTAATTTGATTTCTGGAGTAGCACTAGAGTCGATGAAGAGCATGATGAAGGTTGTTGAAGATACAACAGCAGCAACAGACTCGCTTGATGACTCTACTAGGGGCTTGAGAAGATATACTGCAGAAGTTGCGGTTCTCGGAAGATCTTTCGGAGTAACCTTTGAAGACTCAAAAATTCTTAGAGATGGCATATCTGACTTATCAGCATCTATGGATAATGCAGAAGATTATTTTTCTTTTGGATCTATGAAGGAAGCCGCAACAACCATGATGGGAATGGGAATAGAGGCGGATAAACTTGATGATTCTGTGACGACATTATCGGGAAGCTTTAATCTGGTTCACGCATCAATGCTAATGTCTGACGCTACTGGGAAGAGTCTTCGAGAAGTTTTTGGAGATGTAAAATCAAGCATTTATGACTTAGGCATGAGCGCCGATGACTCGGTTACCCAAATTGGGACTTTCTACGACATTGCTTCGAAAACGGGATTGACAATGTCATCTGTCTCCTCAGCACTGAGCAGTGCATCGAATGGCTTTAGATTGTTTGGTATGTCTACTGACTTTGCAAAGCCGTTTCTGGAAGGGTTTGTTGAGACCCTTGAAAAGGTTGGGCTAGGTATATCAAATGCTTCAGGCCTCGCAACCACAATGTCCTCATCTGTCATGAAGATGGCTGAAGATTACGGAAAGGCGTTCTTTGTTTTCCAGCAAGGTGGATTAGACTTTGGGGCTGGAAGTGGAGTCCTCGGAGGATCGATAGGACTTAGAGCTAAAATGCTAGAATCGGAGAAGGTTGGCTCTGGTCAGGCAGATATAGGTATGCAGGTAGCTGAGGCTATGAGAGATACTCTGAGAAATTTTGGAGGGGGAGAAATCATTACCCTTCAAGAAGCCGCAGATTCTCCAGATAAGCAACAGCAGTTTGCAATACAGCAAGACCTGTTAAAGCAGTTTGGCATATCCGATGTGGCAAAGGCAGACAGAACTCTTGAGTTGCTAAAAAATCTTGACAATATAAATGTACTAGGAAAAGAGGAGACTAAAGCTAGACTCGAAGAGCTTGTTGATTCTACGAGAGATCAGAAGGAAAATACTCTTGACGAGTCTCAAAAAACAAATGCTCATTTGTCAAAAATGGTCGCGCAGAATACCGTTGCTAGCGCGACGTATAATGGGATGCTTGAAACATTAAAGTCTATTTCGATTGCAACTGGAGGGATGACTAGAGGACAGATTATGGATATGTCGTCTGCAATGGACACAGCAAGGGAGTCTGTTGATTTGGATGCATCACTGGGAATGGCTGATACTCTAAGGGATATGTCTATCGATGTATCAAAGATGGGAAATAAATCGCCTGGTTCTGGAGCAACTAACCGCGCTAGTCAGCTTGTTGATGTTAAAATCGCAATGAATGAGGAGTCTTCATCTATATGGAAATCAATATTAGAAGTTGTCGCTGCGTTCGAAACACCAGACAATCCGCCTGGATAATAAAGAGACATAGGAGAGCATTATGACTAAAATTTTATCCTCGGATAATCCGCCAAACATAAAGAGATCGACAATGATATGGTCTCTTCCAGTATCGGATTACATCTCCACTTTTGATCTTAATAGCAGTGAAAATGTTAGCTCTGATGGGAACAGAATATATGTAAAGATGTATATTAATCCAGAAGCAGTAACTCTATCTGACTCTAAGATTGTAAACGAGTCCCTCACAAAAGGAGGATATGTTGTTCAATACTGGGGAGAGAAGAACACTACTTTGAATATGAATGGCTCAACGGGATCTTCTGGTATAGAAGGAATAAACGTACTAAGAAGAATCTATAGACATGAGCAGGTTGAGTACGATAAAATAATAAAAGCCAGGGTTAAAAAGGCGAAGGATAGAATAAAGGCAGGGGTTGTTGAGAATGCCGCCAAGCTAAATAATATATCATCTGGACCAAGTCTTTCGGTAATACCATCCGCAATAGCTGACGGTCTAGAAACAATAATGGATACTTTTACTGGAAATAAGGGTAGTGCTCTGCCAGAGAGAAACTGGACTCCGATATCTACACACGAATCTTTGGGAGCGCTGGCCACAACGGTAGAGTGTCATTACGATGGGGTGATATATCAGGGGTATTTTGTAAGTTTTAATTTTACCGAAAGCTCTCAAGAGCCAGGACTTTTCAAATATCAAATTAGTTTTACAGTATTAAGGAGAGAGGGATCTAGATCTAATTTCATGCCGTGGCACAGAAGTCCTCTGGATGCTAATGGTGAGCCCAGATCCTCTTCTCTCCCCAGAGACTCTTATGTTAACTGGAACCTTACATTTCCATATTCGAATCAAACCTTCTTCAGAGGACTTACTAGTGGCATTAAGATATCAGATTTTAAGAATAGTGATAGTCCACCATCTGGATTTAAACCAACAAGCAGGAAGTAGCGTAACATGTCTTTAAGTAGAAGTTTTGAAAGTTTTATACAGGAAAGTTTAGAGAAAAATATAGGTAGTCTGCTAGATGTTGGATCCAAGTCAGTATTCGGAGAGAACAACTTTAGATCATCTTTTAAAAACTCTAAAGAATTTTCCAGTATGTCGCCAGAATGTTCCGTTTTAATTAAGAAAAAGGCGTTCTCAACTCTTAACTTTAATAACGATTTAAAGTGGATGGATACTACGGAAAAGTTTCTCCTAAGAGCAACAAAGGCGCTTTTTGCGTATAAGGTACAACAGATAAGATCCTACGAGGCTTTGACAAAGTACAATAATTTTGCAAACACTACTGGGGATCATAATTTATTTTTCCTATATAATGTTTTTAATGACCTTAATCTTCTGACGGTTGATGTTTCGGAATTTGAAGGAAGGTTTGAAGAAATATTGAAAAAAGCGCAAAGAGAAAAGATAAACAGGCAAAGTATTGGTGCTGAACTGAAGGATGTTGCGGAACTTGCAAGAAGATTTGCCTTTTCTGGAAACTATAACCTTACAACATGGCATATTGACCCAGAAAGTCAGGAGGATTTGGTTCTAGGTCCTGGTACAGGAGTTATAGAACTTGCGAGCTTCTCTTCTCTTACTACATCCACATCGCTAGACTCTAGCCCTTCAACTTTTAACCTGACAATGGAAGATCCTCTAAACTTATCAACAATAACCGAGGATGATATAGAATTTGCAATAGAGGAGGCTATATTTGGGGCTCACGATTTCTTCTCAAAGCTAGTGTCTGGTAGTTTGGAGATGATGAACTACGGAAAGAAGGGAAGTTACAGGTCAGATATTAACTCTTTTTCCAAAAGATTTAACGAGTCGTCAAAAAATACTCTAAATTCTGATGCATCGTATTTGAGAGAGAGACTTAGGGTTTTTTACCTAGGAAAGCCATTTGTAAATCCAGCCGACGGTGTTCATGTATATATGTGCTCAAATAAGGGCAGGATACATCCTTCGAAGTCATCTGAATCCTCCTCGGTGTTTAAAGAAAAGGAGCACGCATGGTCTCCAATATCTTATAATGAAGAGTACCAGATAGATGAAATAGTCTTAGAGGCAGAAAGAAGACTCTACAGCTCTGGAAAGCTAACACTGGATGAGTATAAAGATATAAGATCAAATATAGATAATTCATTCAAGATGATGCATGTATATGCAGGAGTTGTTAGTAGCGCCTCTACGAGATATAGCTCTGGAAAGTATGACTTTTCTTTTTCTGCATCTGACAACATGGGTTGGTTGCAATGGTCGACATATCAGAAAGTTCCAGCGCTCGAAGATCTTACAGGAGTATTGGAAGACCCATTTACCCCATATAAGATTGACACAGATGAGTTTGGAGATATAATAGAGGATGGCGCTCCAGAGCTCTTAGATGAAAATAAGGAATTGCTTGAGAACAACTATCTATCTTATAATTCTGGAATTTTAAAAGGACAGCAGGCTTCTGAGGGTAATCTTTATCAGGGTCAATTCAATGGCTTTGGATCTCTTGATAAGACTAAGATACTTCAGCACCCAGATGGATTTATATATAGATGGAAGAGGGGGATAATGACCGCAACTGCATCTGTTCAGTCGGCAAGCGAGTCTGGAAGTGGGGCGAGAAATAATAAGCTGTTTTCTCAAAGATACGGAATCACTCCTGCTGATGATATACTGTCAGGTTTGGACGTTGCAAACATAATAAGTGTTTTGATTACAGGTCAGCCGTACAATATCGAGACTTTTTTAGAAAGATCGTTTGAGGCTACTACGTCAAACTCTGAAGGTTCTAATAAGCTAGGAAGAGAAGATCCTCTATCTTTCCTAGTTCATTCTATTAAGAAACAGAATGCTTATTATGGTAATTTCAAGCCATACCGAACAGTTACTATTAATAAAAAGACTGTTTCAAGGTCTGTTCAGGATAAGATAAAAAGAGATAATCTGAATTCCAACATAGTATCTTTGCAGAAAAGAAAAGTTAGACTTATAAGGCAAAGAGAGGATATTCAAGGTCTATCCTTATATTCGTCACTAAGAGAAAACTCTCAAGGCAGACGAAACCCTCTAATATCTGTTATAAATGATCAGATATTAGAAATAGACTCAAGCATTCAGGGACAGATAGGTGCGCTTAAAAATACAAATTTCGGAAATATTGATACAAATCTGACTTTTAATTTTTCTTTTGGAAACAAAAGCGAAATAGTCTCCGACCTGAATGAAGAAGATGAAGAGAAAGTCACTAGGGCAATGTTGCATGTGGGCTCTTTAAGAAGAATTGAGGATGTTAGACTAAATAGAGATAATAATTATCTTGTCGTTTCAGATCAGTATGACTTCAACTTAGAGCTGACCCCATTTCTTCTTAGGTTGTCACAGACAAAGTATAAGAAGTTTCAGGGAGACTATACAAATGTTTTTGACAGATGTAAATCTGCCAATAACGCTATAGGCTTTGAATTCTTCGCAAATACTCAAGGGCATATAGAGTTCAGACCACCTCAGTGGAATAGAACCCCTCAGACGATATTAGAATATGCTTCTAAGTCTAAGAGAGACGGTAAGCCTGTTATTCCAGAAAATATAATGAGTCTGTTTTCAAAAAGAATAGATGGACTTGAGTATGAAATACAAAAGTTAAATATTTTAATTACAATGTCAGCCCTTCTTCTGGGCAGGTTTCCAGATAAGTTCTTGATACCAGGATATCCAGGGATTAACGGCCCATCATCTCTTGCATTTTACGGAATAAAGCTAAAGATACAGTCAGAAAATGGTGAGGATGGAACGTCAAAGTTTAAAAATTTTGTTTCGGGATCTGATGCTTTCGCTGGTGCAAAAAGGTCAGCAACTCTGTTAGATGACACGCTAAAAGTTGATTTTGACCCCGCAGGAGGCAAAGTTTCTTTCGGAAACACAACATCTCTTATGGGAGAGTTTGATGCGATTGCTCAAGAATATAGTGGAATATTCAATTCCGTTGTTGAAAGGGTACGCTCTAAGTCTGGAGGAGCGCCACGGGGCGATGCTTCAAAATATGCAAATGCGGACTCCTTAAACATAGTTAGAGACGACTCTATTAAGTTTGTTGGATTTGATCCATCCAAAAGTCTTGGATTAGGAGCGAGAAAGATACAGGAAGATGATTTCATCCTTAATAGAACTGGATCTGGAGGAATAGAGGATATTATATTTGGAAAAGGAGATGGGGAAGGATTATTTAAAAAACTTTCTGTTTTTGTTTCCTCTAGAGATAGGCTTGTAAATATACTTAATAGAAATAAAGATAGAAAGAAAGAGCTAGAAGCCGTAGAGACATTTTTTCAAGGCAATGAGATAAATCCCAGAGAAGTTGACAATAAGGTTTTAGAGAAGACTATTAATCTTATAAATAGTGCCAATGAAATATTAAAAGGAAGCCCTTTTGATGGAAATGTATTCGAACACCTCATATTGAATGATAATTCGAACATACTGGGATATGGTTCTGGAAAAAGATTTTTAATTGACGATGTTGATATCATCTCCGCAAGTTATAGCGAAAAGCCACCAGACTTTACAAGAATTAATGTTGTCGGGGATGTTCCCTTGGACGTAGCTCAGGCTGCTAATTCTGCAACCGACGGACTTTACTATTGGGCAGGGGCAAGTGATTTCGATCTTTGGAGACAATACGGCTACAAGCCTTTGACTATGAACTCGGTCCCATTCCTTAATGATGCGGAGAATGCTTGCAAGCCGTTTGCCTATTTTAAGATGCAAACTCAGAGAGCAAAGATAATGCAAGGCTCTGTTACTCTTACGGGTAATGAGTTTTATCAGCCTGGGGACGTTGTATATGTGAAAAGCAAACACCTTCTTTATTATGTTAACTCCGTTTCTCATACATTTACAATAGGTCAGTCATTCACCACAACCTTGTCTCTGTCATACGGCCATGCACCTGGCGAGTATCTTCCAGGCCCGCTGGATGTTATTGGTCAACAGCTCTACACGAATCCTTTAAAGGATAAGGTTATAACTCAAAGAAATCTTCGAGGCGATGATAATTATAGGGTTTTAAATCCTGGAAGCATAGTTATGCCGCCTAACAAGATATCTACGGGCTTTACGGGAAATGATTTTGCATCTAAAAGGTTTGTGCTGAACTATGCTGATAATCAAACAAGATTCATGAGAATGCTATCTGATACCGCACTTCTTATCTCTAGCAAGAGAAAGCTTTTGCTTAGAGCTTTCATTTCCTCAAAGCCTTCGGAGAGCACAGAAGGGTCTGATGCTGTTAAGACTGCCAAAGCATATCTTGATGTGGTAAAAGGCATGTTTATGAATCCAGAGATAGTCGTAAAAGATGATGTTGGGGAAATATCGGCATCAATAAATAACATTGAAGATGTTGCGGGTAAGCTTGTATCATCGATAAAGAAATCTACATTTGGAGAACTGCAATCATTTAACCTTCCGAATGGAGCACAGGCGAAGCCTGTATCTGAAGAGGATATAATAATTCAAGTATCATATTTGAAAAAAGATAAGGTCGTTGATTCTGGAGATAATACAAACAAAAATTCCTCAAGTTTAAATAGAAATAATAAAAGCAGCAGAATTAAAGAACTTCCAGAGTTAGGAATTCAATGTTTTGACAGGGATCTTATAAACTTTCTTACAGATAAGGAAGGGGATATTAGAGATGATGCAAAGAGAATATTTCCCATGGGTGGACCATCTCAAGCTACATGGCTAGACGCAAGAACATATGGTTTGTTAGATGGAAAAAAAGGAGTTGTTGGTGTTATTGAAATTGGTATAATTGACTTAGGGGACAATCAATGAGTCTGGCGAATAGAACATCTCTAAATATAGAAGTGATGACGGTAAAGGGATATGCCGATGATGGGTATATTCTAGGTAGACTAGAGTTCAACAAGATCGACTACTTTATAGCTCCATGGTATGGCCCTGTTGAAGGATTTTACTCGAAGCTCCCTGTCGGCACAAATGTTCTGACTAAAAAAATACCTGGAGAAACAAGACTTTGCCACATAATGGGCATAGATCGAAATACGATAGAAGATACGGTAGGAATACTTAGCGGCCTCCCTAATGAAAAAACACTAAATACTTTAATTAACCCTAGAGAGGACGTCGTTAGTGTTTTTAAAAGAGGTGTTGGGAAGTTAGAATTCTCCGATGAAAATATTTCATTAATGTCTTCTTCTATGCAGGGATTTAAAATATTAGGGATGCCGAATTCAATTGAAAACAATCTGGTTTTTATTGGAGACTCCTCAATAAACTTCGATAACGGATCTGACTCTATTAGTGGTAGGTTATTTTTACCCAAGAAGAGATCATCGTCAGGTATAAGGCTGACTATGGAAAATCTTGGAAAGATTGATGAAAGTATTTTGTCCAGATTTAGACACGTCGGTATATATCCAGAGTCTAGAGTTTCCGAGATAGAGGGTATGCTTAATCTCGCCAGAAATTATAATAGAAAGACTTATAGGCATATGGGCATAGAGTTTGTCGGTTTTGACGCATATTATGATTCTATAAGAGGAGCTGCCTCGAAAAAAATAGGTGAGTATAGACAGCTAGAGTCAGACCCCTTTTATAGGCACTTTTTTCTTCCAAATGAGTCTTCATTTTCTATAAATGGAGGCATATTCTCCAAGCTTGGTTACGAGTACGACTTAAATTTTAATGAAGTCAGATATGGCTCGTTCGGAAAGAGACCTAATAGTGAAAAGGATGTTTCGAAAACAGAAAACTTATTTGGCAGAGGGATATCATTTGCTTTTTCCATAAACAATTCCGTATTTAGGCAGTCAGATATAAAATCTTCAACCTTTGAAGATAATACATACGTTATTTCCGATAGGGAGGGTTTGACGAAAATAAAATTAAACAAATCCTCGTTTAAAGGTAACTTGCCCGTAAGAAAGGAAACATCTTATGGAGAATCTTTAATCAAAGATAAGAACCCTAAAGAAAGAAACCCTATTGTTTTTATAAAAGCGGACGGAACTACGATACCTAACACTATTAAAGAAGAAAGGGATTCTGGGATAAGATTCTCAGAAGTTTCTAGCTTTAATAAGTCGGGCACTGATTCTGAGTTTAGAGCAAGTATAACATCTCATCATAATATGGTTGCAACCGCAGAGCAGCTTCTTGCGGCATTCCCTTATAAGATTGTTCCTAGCACTGGAGGGGGTCATATAAGCGCTTCTTTTGAGCACTGGATAGATGACGGTGGGGCCTCCGAAGGTGAGCTTAAAAACGCAGGTGCGGACTCTGAAGGGGAGCTCTCGCACAAGGCTGTAGGATCTTCATTTATACTTGTTGGGCCAACAGAGCCAGCATTAAAATCTGGAGGGTCGGATAAAGAGTATTTTGTCTCAGGTCTAGATAGGTCGGAAGAAAAGCCTTTCTCGAATACTTTCAAGTCAGCTGAAAGTGGAGAGGCGACGCCTGATGACTCTTTTGAGAGCGCAGGAGGGTACTCTATGCTTCTTGAGACAGCAGGCGCTGTCGTTGCCTCTATCGGAAGAACGGATGCTGACGGAGTATCTGCAATAATCGATACAAGTGGCGGAGTCATATCTTGGTTTGGCTCAGATAATAATGGTAGAAGCATAGTTACGCAAACTGACGGCTCTATAAATATTTGTGTGGGAGGACCATCTCTGAACCTAGAATCTTCCAGTTCTTTTAATAAGGGCAGATTAGACATTAAGGTTAATATACTAAATAAGGGTACTGTAGGCGCTCAAGGAAATGTTTCATCTGGAGACGAAGATTATAGAATTTCAATCTCAGAAAAGGGGTTGATAATCTCTGGCGGAAAAAGAAGCGCGCCTATGGTCATATCAAGTAATGGAAATCTAAATCTAGAAAGTTTACATGGAGATGTTAATATAGTTGCAAATGAAGGTTCTATAAAATATAAGACTGGAAGTGGCGAGTTTAATGACATCACCCATAGAGACACTGAGTCTAGATCATTAGGAACATATCTGAAAAAAGCAGAGGATGCTTTGAACAGTAAAGTTTCTGGCCAATAATTAGTTCTGGAGCGAGACAATGCCATATAAAAGTCCTCACGGGGCAAGCAAAAATATGATCAAGAATGCGAGTATGCCTTCTCAGACAGTATCTAGAAAGTTTAATTGCAATCCAAATGACGATATATTTCAGGATATGGAGCTAAACATACTCTATCCTGAAAATGATAACATTCTTATGCTTACCTCTCCAAATCTAATATCTATAGGTATAGGAACAGACTTTGAGGAAAAGTTTTTAAAAAATAATCAGGGATCTGGGGACACTAAGGATAAGTTTAAGTCCGCTTTGGATTTTTCCATATCTGAGATGAAGCAGAATTTTAAGATAAAGAAAGATTATAAAGAAACGCAAGAGGGCGTTTTGAAGTTTTATCAAGAAACCTTGAGAACCTCTATCAATAAAGTTATTGATCTATATTCCGATGTAAGGTTCAGACCTTTGGTTCCAAAGTTTGGCATATCATACCTTAACATAAACGAAGATGACTATATCGAAAGCTCGTACGGAGTGGAGCATTCTTCTTTTGGAAAAATAAGCTCTGTTGAAAAAATAAACGAAGGACTTGATTCGGGAACGCTAATAACAGCCATATATGAAATGTTTAAGTTTAAATTTATACCTCATGAGATGATAGGATTAATTTGTGAAATTATATCAGCTCTATCAAAAGATGAAGAATATGTAAGTTCTTATAACTACTATACTTCAGACGAGGTCCTAACAAAAGACTTCTACGACATATATAAAAACATAGCTCTAGGCGAAGAGGTCGATAATGTTAGGGTTGCTCCAATGATTGAAAAGTTCGGCGCCGAACTATTATTTTTAAAAATTATGAATTATATAATACCATCCGAAAGGGTTGGTAGTTTTAAAGAGGACGATACGGTAAGATTAGGGTTCTTTACCGTCATAGGCTCTAAGGGTTATTTAAAGACTCCAATAATAAGTGATGAGGGATCTTTTGAGTACGACAGAGATTTTAATTTTTCCAGCAAAAGGCCGCTTCTTTTTTCATTTAAAATGTCAAACAATTATTATAATAGCATTGTGATGCCATATCTTTATGATAAGAGAAGGATGGATTATCAGAGCTCGGAAGACATATCTCTAAGGGATGATCCTGTTGATATATTTAAATCATCGGCCGATGAGTTTAATTTTAAATATATAGACCTGGAAATACATAACGGAAGTTTTGACAAGTACAACATAGTTTTAAGCCTTTGTAATATTTCTGGACTAGAGGATTACCCATACCCTCTTATAAGATCACCATATCTTTCTGCAAAGGATCACAAAGATCAAAAGGTATCGAGATCTTTCACTTCAGATATAACAGAGATTGATGATGTCGCAGATGCAGCAAGGCAGTTTCGTAAATTCCCAAAAAGAAATTATTCTTTTGAAACTGGCTTTCAGATGTATGATAGCGATGGCTTTATAAGATTATCCCCCCCTCCATCTGGAAGTCTAACTAAAAGCCTTGCAAACGCTTCCACCTTAAAGTCAATATCCTCTGGTTTTGTAGAAAACATTGATGAGTATGACACTCTAAGTGAAAAACTGACATATGTGTTTATACCTTTTGAACATTTCGGATCAAATATTGATGATGTAAAAATATCAATATCAAGAAAACAATTCAAATTAAGACTTCCAGAGGAGTACTCTGATAGAATGAGTGTGTACGCTAAGGCCTATCTGGTAGATGAATATGGACAATATCAGCCATTGTTAAAAAAATCCAGCGTAAAAGATAATAATGGGTTGCGTTACCATAAATTTAGCAATATGTACAGATTCATAATAAAAGATCCTATTATGGATACACTAGAGCTAATTGCCAACATCTCTGGAGGTTTCTCTATCGTTATAGAAGGTAATGATTTAGAATTTGCAGAGACATTAGTCATAACAGATAAGAATGGAACAGATCATCATTATTCTCTGGATGATGAATCGGTAAGTCTTTCGGGAACAAGAATAAGCATATCCTCCTCTGATAATTTTTTTGCAGGTGTTATAGATGACCCAGAATATTCTGGAATTTTAAAGTTTTTATTATTATGCCAATCTCCATCGAATTATGATTCTCTCGAGTCGAATATTCTTAGCAAGGAAATTAGTTCCAGTGCTGAGGGAAATAATGTTACAGAAACGAGTACTATCAACGTAGGTGATATAGTGTCAGAATCAGGATTTACAAATGAGTAGCAAAATAGGTCATATACAAATATCTTATGATGGCTGGTCAAAAGTATCATTTAAAATTATAAACGATAAGCTTAAAAATGATATAAAAGATGTTTCAATCTCTATGGTTATAGAGCTCGAAGGTCAGACTCAAGAAGAGTTTGAAGAAGCTACAGGCCTAAGCCTTTATCGCTTTAAAAGTGATGAGCCTTTATATGTAAAGGGAGCTTCCACATCTAATACCTCAAGGGCTGAAATCTCTGTCAATCTAGATGACTTCCCAGATGATGACGTGGCAGATACGGTTAACGATGAGGAAAATCTTGACATATCCTCTAGAGCGTCGTATCTTGTTGAAGATTACTACGTTACAATTTCTACCACAGACCCTCAGAGTGAGGCGTACTACAGTGATGGAATATTAAGCTTAGACGTTTTTGAGAACATAGCTTTGGATGCTGCTGGAAATGCAAGATATAACCTTTTACCCTTCGTAGAGGTGAAGAAGGCAAAGTTTGTATTTATAAAAAACGAAAATAATAAAGAAACTGTAGATTACATATATTATATGAAATATGTTGAAAACTTCTTCTTCGAGACTATAGAAAATCCATTTAGATCAACACCTATAATAACGAGAGTTGTTGAGCTTCAGCAAAACAAAATAAATACAAATAGATTTTACGGCCTAACAAAATCTGAAAAAGATATTATAGCAAAAGAGTTTGGAGGCGTAGACTACGGAGATCTTTCTTCTGAGTATAGAAACTTCAGACTTAAGTCTGGAAATACAAACCAAGTTGTAATATTTTCTTTTTACAACGACGAAATACCAAAATCAAATTACAAGCTATATATAAATGATAAAGCTCACTCTGTAAAAAGAAGAATTGTTAGCGATGATGGAGAATTGATTGCGTATATTGTAAATATAAAAAAGAAATATGCGGTCAATGGAGTTTATTCCCCAAGAATTGTAATTGAGAATAAGACAAGGATTGCGACGTCAGATGAGTATAGATCTAGGGCCATTATTGTAACTCCCGAAGATGCCACGTCTCCCCCAAAAACCCCCGACGAAGGGCTTGTTATAGATTTTACAAGCAATGATGATAGGGAAAAAGATCCCGAAACAGGAATAGATACGCCCGCAATAGAAGTAACCGCCGTAGGTGAGGTTGGCATATTCGGAGAAGCAACAGATCTGGATACTGATCCAATGACTCCTGAAATCACAGGAGAGACTTCGGTAGTATTCGTGTCCAAGGACGGTGTTTCTGTAGCAGAGGTGAATGAGTCTGATCTTATATCGGAAGGTGTTACTCCTCTCATCATAGACGAGTCATCTTCTAATTTGATAGATATTACAACTCTGCCAACAAGCTTGGACGATCTGATTGCATCATTACAGATTAAAAAAATTCTAAAGATGAAAGAGATTTTAAGGAAGATCCGTGTGAAGAGCCTGGAGTATCAAAGAAAACACCCCTGTCTAGGATAATTTCATTTTTTGATGATACGGGAGAGGTTTTATCTTTAAAGAAATCAAACTTTGTTTCTAGGGTTATTTCGGCAAAGGGTAGTGGGTCTATTAGAGCTTTCATTAGGGGTGGTAAATCTGCAGAGAGCTATCAGACGATATCCAGAATGGACGGATCTAGACTGACAAAGATGTTTTTTTCTATAAAAGTAAACTCGAATACTCTTTCTGAAAATCCACAATTAATAAAAGTAAACGGTAAGGAAGACTTTTCTTCTATATCTCCTGCCGATGTTAGGACGGTAGAAACATCACCAGGTTCTGGAGATCTAAAGCTTGCAATAAATGATGTTCTGGTAGGAACTTCTAGCTTAAGCCAAAATACGTCTCAGGTCGCGTTATCTAATAATACGCAAGCGTATATTGATAAGGTTTCAGACTTAGGTCTGCCATGCGAGTCAAGTATATCGGTAGTAAGGCCTGACAAAAGCATTGCCGAAACTCCAGACTCTCCAGATATCGAAGATCCTTGCGACAAGCCTCCAAGATTGAGAGGTGGGTTTGGAATATTTGATAACCCTCCCTCTTTAAGTTTTATAAATATAGATTTGAATATTCCTACAGAGAAGCTGGCTCACCTACAGAGTGTTTGCGATTTTAGCTTTTACTTGACTGCAGAACTTAAGATAGAACTGAAAGGCTTCGAAAAGGTTCTTAGTGTAATAAAGATTATATTTTGTATAATTGATGTAATATGCTCTGTAACAAACCCTAGAAAGTATTTTAGAGCCTTGGTCAGACTATTTGAATGTTTGTGGGATCTAATATCTTTACTTCCTCAGTTTGCGATTCCCGTTATGATGATTAAAATGGTCATACACATATTGGCGTTGTTAAAGTGTGTTTTCGACAAAATAGCTTATTATGCTTTCGGGCTAAAAGAGCTTGTAGATAGAGCTGTCATCGTAATGGAAAAAAGAGATGTGCAGTCTCTTTATCAACTCGAAAAAACTGTTGAAAAATACATTGCAAGTTTTGAGGCAGAAATTGACGTTTTAAGGCCCATAGAAGATATTATTGCAATTTTCAGAAGACTTTTAGATTTGGTTTTTAACCTGCCGTGTAACTTGGGGAATTTAGATTCTGTCGAAAACATCTTTTGTGTTGATAATATAGCTGCAAGCGCCGTTATTGCTGAAAAGGCAGAGACGGTAGGAAACCTTCTCATGGTTGCTCAAACATACACAACCGAGCCTCCTGGAAAGTGTGGAAACACTCCGTCTTTTCAGAATTCAGAAGAGATGGGTGAGTTTAGGAACTCGGGAGGAGATATCAAGTATAAGGGTTCTGATTGTGAAGACCAGTGGAATACTTCAGATTATAAGGTTATCATGAAACCAGAATACTCGAATGGAAAGAAAATATCAGAAACCTCAAAAGACTACATCTTAGATAATGTTGACAATTTCTCTTATAGGGTTAAGAATTCTGAATTCGAAGGAACATTTAAAATATCTGCCACAAAAATAATAAAAGCATCCGTTGTTTTAAATCTTGACAACATAAGAGACTTAAAAAAAGACCCTGCTAGAGTTTATATATCATTCGGAAATAACTTAAACCTTCTTGGTCAGCCGAAAGAAGATATTAATCCTAAGGGAATTACGGACGAAAAAGCTTTTGGGTTATTTTCATTCCACAAGACTAAAAACATATCTGAAAGTGACAATATAGATGACTCGCTCTCTCTTTTAAATATCAGCGGAGAAGAAGTTCTGGTTGGAAATTCAAGTAGTAAGGATTTGTTTTCTGCGTTTGGCTCTGATGCAATTACTCTTTCGGGAGGAAAGCAGGAAGGTATGCACCCATCACCTTTAAAGTATGGCTTTGGGTCAGAGATAATTACCTATTCTAATATTCCATCATTCATGATTGTAGATGACGAAGGCGATGTTTACGTTATCGAGGAAAATGGAATGAAGTTTGATGATAACGGCAAGATAAAGGGTATTTTTGCAAAAATAATTAGCGATACTCATGCCGCAAAGAAAACTTTTGAAAAAGAAGAGGAAGTATCAATAACCAAAGAGGGTCAAGACGTATTAGACGCTCAGGCTAATTATGAAGTAGTATCTTCTGTGCTTATAGAAGAGGAGATCGCTTTCTCGAACAGTACTCATGGAAGAAAAGAGGCACCCAGCGAGGGGTATGCTGAATTCATAATAAATAAAGAATCTCTAAGCATATCCGTGTCGGATCTTGAAGATAGAATGCTGTACCCTGAGAAGGGAGCGTATAACTTTTTGGGAGGATCTGAAGAAGATGTGGAAGAGTATCAAAATTCTATTAGCCTTACAGAGGTTTTTAAGTTTATTGACATATATTTCGTAGACACCAGATCTGCAGGTCCAGAGCTTATAGAGTCATGCGAATCTCAGGTTCAAAATTTAGACAACTTAGAGGCCCCTTCTGCAGAAGAAGTGCTTGATACTGTAAATGCTTTGGATGACTGCATGAAGGGCATAAGAGATTACGTTTATGCTGGAATAAATAAGGTGAAGTCTGATTTTCAAAGTGGAAATATATCGACGAGTCCGTTTGATGTTGCGGAAGTTTTTGAGAAGTACAAAGAGTCTAATGATTGTGTAGAGGGAATATTGGACAGTGTCTGCAATCAGGCTGTCAGCTCATTCTCAACTTCTTTTAAAATATCTGAAGATAAATCGGTAGAGCCGCTGGATAATATTTTGGATCCTTCGGGAATACCATCCTCAGCATTAGGCGATATTGTTAATCAAGCCGAAGAAGATATTGCAAGTGCTGATGGAGTCTCTTTTACTGGAGCAACAGAGTATGCCTCAGGTATAGGTGACTATATAGAATCTTCCGCAGAAAAAAGCGTAAAGATTGTAATAATTCCAAGAGATATATATGACAATACATTTTCTATTGATTTTTCTGATAGAATTTTAATAAAAATAGAAAGAGATACTACTGAGGCTGCTGTGGTGTCAAAAATGAACTACTCTGCTGATAATTCTGAACACTACTGTTATATTTCCACTACAGAAATGGGAGAAGTTGATATAACAGCATCTATATGTGGAAAATCAATAAAGGCATTTACATATGATGGGGTATCCGCAGAATATTCTGATGAAAACTGTACCGTTATGAGCACAGAAAGTCTTGTTAGTGATCTTGCTCTTGGTTCTGTAAGAACAATGAAGAGATCTTTAACTATAAACTTTGACTCTAAAAACTCAGAAATCTCAGATGATTTTGAGTCAAACGCTGAGAACTCATCGGACACACTCAAGACAGGTCAGGACTATTAATTATGCCAAGCGAAACTCTTTCTCAAATACTTAGCCGTACTTTATCCGACCTTAAAGTTTCTGGAGTTTTCTCCAAAGAGATGGAAGGATCGTTCACTGAGGAATCAAACTCTCTACCCATATTGGATGAGATTTATTCTGAATATCTAGAAAAATTCTCAAAAGACTTTGGTCAATTTGGAATAGAGGTAGATAGTATCAGATCTACGGTTATTCCTATAGATACAGTAAAGACAATATCAAAAGGGCTAGACGAAGCCTTTAGTGATGCAACTTCTAATGTAAAAGTAGACGAGTTAGATAAGGATGTTAAAAAAATTAGATTTCAGGAGCATCTTTTAGAGTCTTATGAAAATGCTTTCTTGAGAATGATGGGAATGCCTAATGAAAAAAATATTGTCGGTAAGGATATCGTTGCGTATAACGATGGACGATTAGAGACCTTTAGCGAAGGATCTTCCAATGGTGAGTCAATATATTCTATATTTTCAAAAAGAGACTCATCGTCTGTAGATAGAATTAATAGCAATCGGTCTCAAAAAATAGTTTTTCTGTCAGGTTTTGAATTGGATACTTCTTACTTCAATAGAGAAGCAACATCTCAGCTTAACTCCGTAATTCAAGAGTTTAAAAAAATTAAAACTTCTGAAGAAAAGGCTTTAAAAGAAAACGAGAAGTTTAATGTTTCGGACTTTAAAAGCAGATTCTTTAAGAGTGTTTCGAAAAAAAGCGAGTTTAAAAATCTTGTAGATACAGAAGCTTCAGGAGATGTGAACTCACCAGAAGACGCTGAAGGCCAGGTAAGCAGAGTTTATTTTGATGAAAAAACCGATAAAATTATAAGTAACACTTTCAGCTCTAAGGTTATGGGAAAGTCTAAGGATAGAAATCTAATAAACTATGCTGATTTTATCCTAGAAGAAGCATCTCTCTTATTCCCCCCTGTTCAAGATTCTAGAATAGAATACTGCCTTAGCGAGCCAGACAAGATAATTTCAAAGCCCTTTGACGTAGGCAGCGCAACAGTTAACAGGAAAGAGATAAAAACTAGTCTTTTGGAGTCTGTAATAAGAATAAGACTAGACTCTGTTACTGGAAGCAGAGAGAATACTGGAAGGAAAGGATTAAAAACTCCTATAGACATAGAGATGGGCGATTTTGGTCTGTCAAGCCCTGTTAAAAACTCCGAAGCTTTCAGCCTTGTAGAGTCTATTATAATTGACAGACTTCAGATCGCCCTTACAAACTTTGCGGAGGCTTTTTATGAGCTTAGCCAAAATTATTACAAGGTTTGCAAAAAAGCAAGGGTGACACTATCGAAGATGCTTGAGGTTGAGGATCATAAGAAAGTAATTGGCTATTCTGGATCTGAGTCTGGAGAGGTCAACATGACAGAAGAGAATAAGATGCTATATCACCTTAAGGAAATAGATGATACTATATTGATTTTGCTTGAGAAATCAAAAGTAAAGACTAGAGAGTTTGGTAATTTTAGCACAACATCTATTCAAGATGGTGTTGCGATGGATGCGCTATTGAAGGTTATAACAATACCATCGAGTTATTCTTCTGGAAAGCTAAGCAAATTTGAGAAGATAAAAAAAGACGCAGCTAATTCTAAAAACGGAGTTATAGATACTTCAACCAAGCTTGCTCAGATGATGGGACTGAAAAGAGGAGTTGGAATGTTAGATCTGTTGTGCTTTTCCCTTTCTTTCTTTACCGTAAGTCAAAAAGACCTTCTAGGTCTTCTTGGAGAGAGTCAAATAAAGGCGGTGAAAAGTGAGTTTGGGATAAGAGGGAAATTAGAGGTTTCGGCTCAGGTTGACGCAATAAATAATTTTTCAATTAGGCTGGCAGAATGTTATAATTTGTTTTCTGCGACAATTAAAGACTAGCAGTGTTTTTCATCTATTATTATTGCTCTACTTTTAAGAGAGGAGTGCTATGTCTTTTGATTTAAAAATAACAAATGGAGACCTCAGCATAGGTTCTGATGGTGATATATCTGTAGTAATAGGTAATCAAAAAATATTCCAAGAGATAAA